TTAAGCGCGACCGCTGTCTTTCCATGCGATGGTTCGCCAATGAGTTCATTCCATTGATTACCAGGGAAACCACCACCAAGAACATAGTCAAGAGTGGTAGACCCACTAGTAATACGAGGAATAAGATCAGACCGAATGTCAGACGCAATAACCACCACATTATTGCCAAACTTTTTGTTAAGGGTAGCAACAATCTTGCGGGCTTCATCATTCATTTAGTCTACTCTCCCGATAATTCCTTGTGGGTTCCAATTACTTTGAGTATCATTACCAATAGCACTCTTAACATTACCCTCAACTTTTGCACCTGTTAACGATCCATAACGACTTCCTGATTGACTAAGTGGGTAACCACAGTCATAGCAACGTGCTGCAGCCTTCTGTACAGACATGTAATTGGTTCCACCACACTCAGGGCACGTTGCAGTTTGTGATGCGCTCTGTGCTCGTGATGCTGGCTGTTGTGGTTGTTGAAACTGAGTCATAGGTTGTTGCGAGGGTGGCATTGGATTGTTAGCAGAACGAGGTGCTGCTACAGGAACTTGTTGTGGTGCTTGTGGTTGTGCACCTAACTGCTTTGCCCACCAGTCTGCATTACTCACTTTGCTTCTCCCCACTTGTTTACAATTTTTACATCAGCAATAAGAGGAACTGTAATCTCTGGTAGGTGAATACCTTCCATCGACACACGGATTGCTTCTGCCGTCTCTTCTGCTAGATCTTCACGAGCAACGGTAACTAATTCATCGTGGATAGTCAACACGACATTCACATCTGGTTCATCAGTAAAACAAGAATGTGCTCTAACAATGGCTAATTTCATTAAATCTGCAGCAGATCCTTGAATTACTGTATTAAATGCCTGACGATCTGCTCGTGACTTTAGTCCTCTGTCTTGACTTTTTAACTCTGGGATGTAACGACGACGGCCAAAGATGGTTTCCACATATGGTATAGGGGCCTTCCCAGTTGCCTGTCGAATTACTTTTGCTTTGTACTTAGAGATGTCATGGAACTGTGCCTCAAATCGCGCCAACAAATCTTTAGCATCTGTTACAGAACAACCGATGCTCTGTGCAATCTTCTCTGGTCCAACGCCGTAAGCAATGGATAGAACCAATACCTTTCCAGCCTTACGATCTACCTTCATGGTGTCACCAATAGTTGTGTAGATATCTCCACCAGTCCTGTAGTTCTCTACCATAATCGGATCACCTGAGAAGGCTGCAATGATGCGTGGTTCAATCTGTGAGTAATCTGCAACAACTAACTTGTACCCAGGTGGTGCAATGAACAAGTTACGAATAAGTTTTCCATACTCTCCACTACTAGGAATGTTCTGTAGATTAGGGTCACTACTGGAGAAACGTCCTGTCTCTGCTCCATGGGCTTTAAAGTTCGTGTGTACTTTACCGTTAATCATGAGACTCTTCTTGTCAACGATCTTCTCTTTACCCATAGTGGTGCGAGTAATCTCTCCACCTAGGTACGGCATCACATAGGTGGTCATCAATTTGTTAAGGTCTTGATACTCAAGGATTGCATCTACAAGTTCATCCTTCTTGCGATAGAACTCCAAGGCATCAGAAGACACTGAGTAGTGACGAATGTTTAATGCTTCTGGGTTACTTGCAGCAACCTCTTGACCTTTTGTAGTCAGAGCAATACGGATACGAAGGTTAGGACGAATACCTCGACCACCTTCTTCTTTAGGTGAGAACAATAACTCTTGCTTCTCTTTAACGGAGTTCATGGAGAATGGTTTACCAGTTAACTTCCACGCCTTTGCTCGTGCTAGATCAATATCTTTCTCAAGGCGTGCCTTTAGCAGAGTAAGTTCTTCTACATCGATGTTGGCACCAGCAAGTTCCATGTCGCATAGGGCTGCAACAACATCCATCTCCAATGCCCACACACGCTTAAGACTTCCCTCTAATCGTGGCTCTAACGCCTTGTATAACTTCCACGTTACCTCTGAGTCAAAGCCTGAGTAATAAGCAACATCGCTGAAGGAATGAACCTCCACCATTGCTCCAATACCTTTTTCAACTTTAATCTTTAGTGTTCGTTCTGCACAGGCAGCAAGTCCAAGCATGTTCTTGTTGCGGTTATCGATGATGAATGAAGCCATCATTGTGTCAAAGAACGTCTTCTGTGGAACTTGCCCACGGTAATACTTAGCGATTGACTTCAAGTCAAACTTTACGTTGTGACCAATCTTTAACTTGTCACTAAAGAACAAAGGCTTTAATGCTTTGAATACATCTCCAGGAAGTAACTGTGCTGGTGGTGCATCAAATACTGGAGTCCACTTGGCTTCGTTCTTTGAGTAGTCCGCATCTTTTAACTCTTTACCTGCAGCAAGTTTGCGTTGACCACTAAGCAGTAACTCTTTATCCCATCGAAGGAACTCACCATTAGGGTGACCCATCGGTATAACATCAGTGCGACCTTCTGTTGCTAATGAAATCCACATAACATCGTTGACTACAGGTTGGATTCTGTTCTCTCCAACTGTTTCCACATCGAAGGCGAATGCGTCTACCTTGGAGTAAAACTCAACAAGTTCTTTTAATTGTTCTTTGGTTGTAATGATATTCATGATCCCTCAATCGTTGTAGTGAGAAGAGGCCTGGAAACGGAAGTAAACAGGCCCCTTCTCTTGGAAGTACAGTTACGCTACAGAGCGAGCAACCTCAAGCATTTCGGAGCGAGGGGTCTCCCTAATTACTTCTGCTGTGAACGGAACAGCGGCTGCTACGAGTTCATTAACAGCGTCACTGCTTAACTTCCATTCCTCTGCTAGATCACGGCCACGAACGAAGTTGAGGGTGTACTGCGTAGTTGGGCCCATACCTAGTCGAGAAATTTCCCAGAACTCTTTGTCAAGAGGTCCCTTGCGCTCATCATCGTGCGCCTTCTTAATCTGACGAGCAAGTGATGGTGGTGCTGTGAGAATTTGAACGCCCTGTGTCTCACCACTGAGAACAAGAACATTGAATGCGAACTTTCCACGAGGCTTATCGCCTAGTACATCGCATAGTGGGCAGTTGTCGCCCAAGCAAACAAAGGACTTCTTACCCTTAGGGCGTTCAATCCAATGTTGTTCGTATGAAGCAAATGGACGATCTTCGAGGAACTTTACAAGTTGTGGTTCTTCGGAGAAACGGAAGTCAGTTGGAAAATCTCCATCTGTCTTTGAGACGAGAGCATCGATTGCATCCCATCCTTCTTGTACGGTTGTTCCAACTTTTGGTGTTGCAGTTTCGCTATCCTCGTCAAGGTATGCGTCTGCATCTACCTGTGGCTTTGTAATTGGCATGTGTTTCTTTCTGGTAATGAGGCCTAACGGCTCTCGGTGGATGTGATGTCCTTCCAGCGCTTTACTAAAGCCTCTGTAAGGTCTTCGTGTTGGCTCCACTCTACACGAGCAGAACCAAGTAATCCTCTACGATTAAATTCCTCAATCGAAGATTCTATTAGTGCACGAGTATAAACTCGGTTGCCTCCAGTCTTCTCACCTTTCAGTGTCTTAGACCGTAGACGATACGGAGCACGAGGAATGTATCCCTTGCGTTCCCATAAGCGGATAGTGACAATGGTCTTCTCCAATGCAAGTGCTAACGCACCGATCGTAAATACCTCTGTCTCTATTCCACCTAACGTTTTAATGACTGGGTTTGCATCCCAACCATTACTCTCACCGCTTTTACGACGAGAAACTTTTGGATCTAGATCACGGCGCTTCTTCTTTGAGCCAGGAACATATTCAAGGTCAGCAAAGGCTGCCTCGATTTCATCTTGTCCTCGTAGTCCTGCCATGTGTTATCGCTTATTCATTACTAACGCCCACACAATTTTCTGTGGGTACATTAGATCAATCTCTGCTTCTGTAAGTTCATCATTGTAAAGAGCAGCCATTAATGCGTCTTCATCTACAACACGGATAGTCTTGTACAGTTGTTCTTCCATTCCTTTTTCAGTAATGATTTCATCTGCAACAAGTTCATCAATCTTACGTGATACACGACGCTGCTTTACAACAGCACCAAATCCATTTACCTCTTCAGGTAATTCAATAATGACATTTCCTTTGTCGTCTACTTCGCCAAGTTCATCTAACTGAGTAAACAGACGCTCACGGACTTCCTTCTGTTGCTTCTCA